TATATGAGTATTTTAAAGAACACCCAGATTTCTATGATATGGGAAAAGAACTGAATATTATTCAGAGAGACGATTTAGTTCCTGTCTTAGAAGATGTAAGCGAATATAGAAAAGACATAGAGTCTTTTTTTCGGGCTGTTTCAAATATAAATCAAGTCACAGGCGACTTCACACATTATGAAGGCTCGAGTGAGAACATCTTTCGACTTATTAAAAACGGTTTACTAAAATACGATATCGAAGTAGTACCAGTTTATATTATGAGAGATCCTATTCAGAGGAGTTGGTCTTCTTGGAATATGATTGGAGGAGGTAAAATTCCAAATCGGTCGTTAGCTTCACGATTTGTCATGAGCAATTTCATATCATGTAAATATAAAGAAACTATCGAAGCTTTGGACAGTGTGTTCGCAAATCCGCTCTACTTCTTTTATGAGGATTTTTTTACTCAAACCAATATCAATCAGATATGTGACGAGTTAGAAATTTCTCGACATCCAGCAGAATGTGATAATAAAGCAGGAGCTTCTTCCTATAAGAAAATGCCAAACAGTTTCGTCAAGGCTTTTGGTAAATCTTTAAAGAATAAAGAGGCTGCTAAATATGTTTTTGAAAGATTTGAAAATGTACCATGGAAACTCGAGGATTATTCGTAGATCTACTCTCGATGAAGATATTCGCTTAACTTTTCTTGAAGGTTTAAATAGGCATACGAACATGCATTACTTTGATCGTAATGCGCCTACAAATAAAACAGATGAAGCTGTGCTTGAATTTCTCGACAGAGAACAGTTTAATTGTAACAAAACTCATATTGAATATTGGTATCAGGCGTATAAATCTTCTGGAGATTTGTGGCCTCATGTAGATTTTAATGAAAAGCTTCGGCACAGAATTGAGGCTGGAGAAAAGTTGAAACCAGAAGAATTAATGTCTCCAATTACCATATCGTGTTACTTAGAAGCAATCGATCTTGAAGGCGGAGAATTTTGTATTTCTGAAAGAAGTTGGTTAGACTATGAAAAAGAACTGAGCCCTCCGGAAGTTTTAAAAGAAGAATTGTTAAAATATACACACGAGTCTTTTCAACCTACCGAAGGTGCGGTCTTATACTTCGAAGGCAGTCGATACTACCATTGGGTCAATGAAATCAAAAGCGGCTCTCGCAAGAGCATACTCATCAATTTCTGGGACAATTGTAGTCTTAACTCCACTTCGCCCAATTAATTTCTAATGTCTATATTACCAGAAATAGAAATACGATGTTCGTCTGAAGTTTGAAACGGATATACCTGATGCTTAAGATAATTTGGAAACATAATAAGAGAACCTTCCCATGTCTTATCAATATCTAATTGAGTCGTACTAATTCCACCGTCTAATGAGTTATAAATGAATTCAAACTTTGATGCAACTTTATAGTTTGATTCTCTTACATTTGGCATATTTAATTCCTCTTCTAAATCATAAGGAATTGCAATCCATATCACCCATGAAATAGCTTTGTGGTGAAAATGTATTGGATTATATTCGTGTTTCTTCTGAAAATTTACCCAAGCATCATTATCAATGACATAATTATGATTTTCATAAAAATTAAATTTTCTTCTATATTCAAGAAACGTTTGCTCTATGCATTCTCTAAACTGCCCGTTAATAACATACTGAAATTCTGTTTCTAATTGCCCAGCTAAATTAGTATTGTATTTTTCCGGATTATTATCAACTTGCTTTTGCAAGTCACAAGTCAACTCAGCAAAAATAGAAACTGGAATTCTTGTTTTAAGAACTCCTGGGTTATAAAGTTTTATTTCTGAAAATTCTAAGTTCATAATTTCACCGATAATAATTTAGTTAATAGTAATTGTAGAGGTGTCTTTACATATGCTCATAGTACCTTCGCAACAGATATTCCAATCTTGACCTGTCTTTGCCCCACGGCTTGGAACATTAATGATAACATTTTTACATAGATATTCTTTACCATCTTCGAAAACGCGCCAGACATGATCTTCTGTCCCGCGATTAGGTTGTCCTCTTGATTGATTGAATCTTATCATAAACTCAGACATATTAGATTATTTCTGCTGTTGCATCATATACTATAGGTTCAATGTACGGACGTGTACCAATGTTCATGTGAATAAATTTGAAAGGTTTGGTTGATGTGTTACGAGTAAAGCTATGCGGTAGCCAGGAATTTGCAAACATTAGTTGACCAGGAACTGGCGTAAAATTAATAGACGATGTTGCTGTGGTAATGTTAGAAGAATTATGTTCGTATAGTGGTAACATAAGTTTCATTGGTCGCGGATCATGAATCACCATTCGCGGAGGATCTTTCGGGCACTCTAAAAAATAAAAAGCAACTAACTGACAGTCGCTGTGATTATGATACTCCATTGATGAATACTTATGGTGTTCTTGACTCCAACATTCGGTAAGATAAGTCGAAAGTCCATTCATGTTGTATCCTTGATCGCTCAAAAGATTCCATGCTGTGTTTAATGTGTACTGTATCAGTGGAAGAAGATCTTCTTCGTTAGACACATCTGCTTGCACGACTGGATATACATCGTTTATTTTTGTTATTTTGCGCGCGGCCCTTAACGCCGCATTTGATGCTGCTCTTGAGAAATCAAGAAGTTCTGGCTTCATAATACTATAGATAGGTGAGCTAAAATACTGCCACTGATCAAGTATGTCTGTCATAATAAAATCCTTATGTTATGTATATTGGGAAAGATCAGCCTCTATCACTGTATCTAAAAACAGTCGGTTTCCAATCTTATTCCAACCACTGTTGACTTGATAAAATATATTTAAACCGTTGTTCAAACCATACTGAATAGCCCAACTAAGTATTTCGGCTGTTAGCGGAGCGCCTGCTTCAAGCAGTTGTAAAAAGCTAAGATCAGGATTTTCGTGTTGTCTCCAAACCATAATTACGTTTGATTCGTCTGGTTTCATCCACATCGGAATAGTATCAAGACCGAGTGGAAACTTTTCATTTCCTAACCATACACAGCTAAACGATTTGCACGGATTCTCAGGTCGTTGTTCATGTATCGAACATCCTTTTGTAGTTACAAAATGACATTTCCTTCCTGGCCAAAATTGATGGCCAAGAGCTTCTCCAGTTAACCAACCGCAGCACTTCGTGCAACTTCCACATTCTCTTGTCATATTATCTCACTTAAATTGAGGACCAGCTAACCATACTACTAGAGTTTTACGAATGCCTTTTGTCACAGGAGTTACTCTGTGTAAAATAAAGGACGGGAATGCAACTACTAAACCTTTTTGTTTTGTGACTTGAGTCGGCACGGGTGCATCAAATATCTCAAGATCTCCCCCCTCGTATTCAGAAGGATCAGATAATTGTATTACAAGAGATAATTTGCGAGGCGCATTCGTTGCATTTCCACCTCTGTCAAGATGCCACGTATAATGATCGTCTTTTCCATCGTATATAGTATACTGAAAGTCCTCTACAAATCCCCATATATCTAGATTGAAGAATTCACCGTTCAGTTGTCTTGCTATGAAAGCAATTCTATCATATATAAAATTAGTCTCGGGCGTAAGATTTATCCAACCTATTTTAGATGATCTAACTGCTTCTTCAACTTTACTATCAGGTCCAACACTAGCAGATTTGATCGTGAGACTATCACCAATACTAACTATTTTATCGATCTCTTCTTCAGTAAAACCATCACGCCATGATGCAAAAGAAATTTCTGGTATACCTAACGATGGAGAAGGAGCTATTTGATATACTGCCATTATTTACGCTCCCAAATATTATCTCGATAATGGGATTCATGACTTTGAAGCTTTCTACGTGTACCTTTGAGTGCTTTCAGTTCAGTTTCATTGAATGCTCTACATACATTTTTCGAAAACAAAGTATCTCTTTTAATTGGAATAACCTGCATTAACGGTGTACCAGCAGGTAGAATACCTTTAAAATTGGGTTCGTTCCAAACAAATGGAAAGTTAATAAACTCAAAATAACCATCGCAGTCTACCATACCCGAAAAACAAGTAAATCTTGGATCAGGTCTATTTAATGGTGGAACAAACAACAGTGAGTATCCTTTCGGGCAGTTGATTGCCCACCAGTTCATGAATTTAATTGGAGGTTTTGGTAAATGTGGAGCGGGGCATTTGTCAGATGTTACTTGCCACTGTAAATGATTCTCGATCATTGCTCTCGGATATTTGCTGTTGTATTCAATGAACGAACAATCTTCATTCGAAGTGATTTCAACATCAGCAACGAGTGGAATAATCCAACCCGTGATCATCGCATCAAGAAAAGGTGGGCATCTTTTGAGAGTAGATTGATCAAAGCCTACATCCTTCTTCATTGGCAAAGCTTTATACCATTCTGGTATCAGTTTGCGGGCAGGATAAGGTTCTGGTATATTTCCTAAATCATCATCATAGCAAAGAAATTCTAGTTTAGGCTCATTCTTTTCAAAAAACGAAAACATCAATTTTGTCCATTTCCAGGTTTTTCATAGTGTATTCCACCAGATTCAATAAATTTTTTACATTGCTCGACGTCGCTCGCACCTCTCAGAATATGATCATCATGCAAACTAAAATGTAAGCTTGAGATCCATATTCTGAGATGTGGTGGAAGTTTGTCATAGCAACGCATTACCAATGCCATTCTTTGTATGTTAACATGTTCCAAATGAATGACTCTATTATATATATGTAAATTACAGGGCTGCTAGTTCGACTAAGTTGCTCTCTGTGATGGCATCTAAGCCAATCAATGCTTGTTTGACTGCGGTAAAATCGTCATGTTTTTCATCGTAGATGACAAATGGAAAATCAGTAAATTCTCCAATATCCCATGTATTTAGAGCATTGAATACAGATTCGTATTGACTACTATCGTTGTATGATAAATGAGTAAACTCAATGTTATTATCCTGTAGCCACTGATAGGCTGCAGCAGAGTCGTTGCCACCTGTCGTAGTCAAACCAGTATAAAGATAAACGTCTTTAATTCCTACTAGCATGTATTGTTTCCTTTTTGTTATTTGTGCTAAAATGTTACACTCATCGTACCATTAGCGCTGCCTGTTCCAATATTTATAGAAACTATTTGATATGGGTATACTTTTACTGATACTGAATTTGTCGTAGTACCAATATTACCAGCGTTTCCTGATGCTCCAGGATTTGATGTGCCGGCTGTTCCGGCGGTCGCTCCAGTTCCAGCACTACCTGCTGTGCCAGTATTTCCTGCTGCTCCTGCGCCTCCTGGATTTCCAGCCGCACCATTTGTAGCTCCAGTTCCAGCTGCTCCTGTTGTGCCAGCATTACCAGCAGCTCCGGCACCGCCTGGGTTTCCAGCCGCACCATTTGTAGCTCCAGTTCCTGCATTGCCAGTCGCTCCAGCATTTCCTGCTGCTCCTGCACCTCCTGGATTTCCAGCTGCACCATTTGTAGCTCCAGTTCCTGCATTGCCAGTCGCTCCGGCATTTCCTGCAGCGCCGGCATTACCAGGACTTCCTGCTGCTCCTGGATTTGCTCCAGTTCCTGCCGCTCCTGTTGTACCAGCATTTCCGTTGGCTCCTGCACCGCCTGGACTTCCTGCTGCTCCTGGATTTGCTCCAGTTCCTGCCGCTCCTGTTGTACCAGCGCTTCCTGCAGCGCCGGCATTACCAGGACTTCCTGCTGCTCCAGCGTTTGCTCCAGTTCCTGCGGCCCCAGTATTTCCAGCACTTCCATTGGCGCCTGCATTACCAGGACTTCCTGCTGCTCCAGCGTTTGCTCCAGTTCCTGCGGCTCCTGTATTTCCTGCGCTGCCTGGTGTTCCTGCATTACCTGAACCACCGGCAGCGCCCGAAAGAAGTCCTCCATTGCCGCCTGCGCCGCCGTTGCCGTTAGTAGCACCACTTATGTTGCCTGAATTACCCGCGGTACCAGCATTGCCGGCGCCGCTACCACCTTGCTTTAAAGTCCAACCCGATGCTCCGCCTCCGCCTCCGCCGCCTCCGCCGCCTCCGCCTACACCAGCGTTGCCAGGAGATCCGGAGTTACCCGCCGTACCACCAGCTCCTCCTGCACCACCGGCGCCATTTGTTCCTGGGTTACCAGCATTGCCAGTGGCTCCTGGATTCCCAGCATTTCCTCTTGCACCGCCTGCACCACCAGCACCGTTATTTCCTGGATTACCAGCATTGCCAGTGGCTCCTGGATTACCAGCATTACCAGCAGCACCGCCTGCACCACCAGCACCGTTATTTCCTGGATTGCCGGCATTACCAGTGGCTCCTGGATTACCAGCATTACCACCAGCTCCTCCTGCACCACCAGCCCCATTGGTGCCAGGATTGCCTGTTCCTCCAATACCACCAGATGTCCCAGCTGTACCACCAGCACCACCAGTTCCTGCAGCTCCATTATTACCGGGATTGCCTGTTCCTCCAATACCTCCGGAAGTACCGGCCGATCCTCCGGCGCCGCCTGTACCAGCAGCTCCATTGTTACCGGGATTGCCTGTTCCTCCAATACCACCAGATGTCCCAGCTGTACCACCAGCACCGCCAGTTCCTGCAGCCCCATTATTTCCGGGATTGCCTGATCCACCTGGATTTCCAGAAGTTCCGGCCGAGCCAGCTGCTCCGTTTGTAGCATTTCCTCCAGCCCCACCAGTACCACCGGTTCCACCTGGAAAATTAGCTAAGGAACCAAACGTTGAAACGTTGCCTGGGTTTCCACTTGATCCCGGATTTCCGTTTGCTGCGCCAGTCCCAGCATTACCAGCAGCTCCGGCACCGCCTGGATTTCCTGCTGCTCCTGGATTAGCTCCAGTGCCAGCATTACCATTTGCTCCAGTATTTCCTGCTGCTCCGGCATTTCCAGGGCTCCCTGCTGCCCCTGGATTAGCTCCAGTGCCGGCATTACCATTTGCACCTGGATTTCCTGCTGCGCCGGCATTACCTGGATTGCCAGTAGATCCAGCGGTTGCCCCTGTTCCTGCATTACCATTTGCTCCAGTATTTCCTGCTGCGCCTGCATTACCTGGATTTCCTGCTGCTCCAGCAGTTGCCCCTGTACCTGCGGCCCCTGTTGTGCCGGCATTACCATTAGCACCGGCACCGCCAGGACTTCCTGCTGCTCCGGCGTTTGCTCCAGTTCCAGCCGCCCCTGTTGTGCCGGCATTACCATTGGCACCAGCTCCACCAGGACTTCCTGCTGCTCCAGCGTTTGCTCCAGTTCCTGCTGCTCCAGTATTTCCAGCATTTCCATTGGCCCCAGCTCCACCGGGACTTCCTGCTGCTCCAGCAGTTGCCCCTGATCCTGCGGCTCCAGTATTTCCAGCACTTCCATTGGCACCCGCACCACCTGCACTCCCTGAATTACCAGTCACTCCGCTACCGCCGCCTCCGCCGCCGCCACCGCCGCCGCCGCAAACGCACCCCCCAAGATTTGCGCTTCCACCAAAGCCACCATTTCCTCCGCCAGGAGAGCCTCCGGCGCCGCCGGGGGCAGAACAAGGCGCAAATGGGGTGCCAAAACAACCGCAGCCACCGCCCGGACTACCACCGCTACCGGCTCCGCCACCGCAAGGTCGGGCTGAACCTTGTCCGCCGCCTCCTCCCGTACCTGCGCTACCGCCAGTGCCACCAGCACCGCCGGCACCATTATTTCCTGGATTTCCAGAGTTTCCTGTGGCACCTGGATTCCCAGCATTTCCTCTTGCACCGCCAGCACCGCCGGCACCATTGGTACCAGGATTACCAGAGTTTCCTGTGGCACCTGGATTCCCAGCATTACCAGCAGCACCGCCAGCACCGCCGGCGCCATTTGTTCCTGGGTTACCAGCATTGCCAGTGGCACCTGGATTCCCAGCATTACCAGCAGCACCGCCTGCACCACCGGCACCATTAGTACCGGGATTGCCGGAGTTTCCTGTCGCTCCAGCATTTCCAGCAGTACCACCAGCACCGCCAGCTCCGCCAGCACCATTCGTACCTGCATTGCCAGTGGCACCTGGATTCCCAGCATTCCCTGCAGCACCTCCGGCTCCTCCTGGGCCGCCAGCACCGTTTGTGCCAGCATTTCCTGATGCGCCGGGATTTCCAGATGTTCCAGCTGTACCACCAGCACCGCCAGCTCCGCCGGCCCCGTTTGTGCCAGCATTTCCTGATGCGCCAGGATTGCCAGATGTCCCAGCTGTACCACCAGCACCACCAGTTCCTGCGGCCCCATTATTTCCAGGATTACCAGCATTGCCAGCAGTACCAGGATTGCCTGCATTACCAGCGTTTCCATTGCCGCCACGACCAGATATATCTATAGAATATACGCCTGCAGGAACGACGAATGTTGCGGGGGCATTGAATACTTGTGTGGCTGGAGCAGCCTTACCTGAAGCTCTAAATACATTTAATGGCATCGTATAACCTTCTTATTAACCTGTATTTGCAAGAGATAAGGCACCGAGATATGTTGTACCTCCGTCGAGGGTAAAGAAACTGAAGACATCGATTTTATTTGCACCAGTTGACATCGTCGGTGTCGAAGCATTCGGATATTTAACAGAAGCCGGCCACGTGATTATTCTCGATCCCGTGGCGTCTTGTTTACAATGAAGTGTGAAACTGTATGCATTGCCCGATGCAGGAGGATTTGAAAATGTAATTGTAATAGACGCGTTGGCCAATGTCAAATCGAATACGTTGGATAGTGATAAATCTACAGTGTGAGTAGTTGTTGTTATAGTATTGGCAACAACTGCTTCTTTGTATGAAGCAAGCTTAGGATTACTTAACACATTATTTGCCATTGCAACGTTGGCATTAAGAGTAGTAATACCAGCTACTTGTAGCGTCGAGGTTACGTTGGCAAAACCAGTGATCGTAGTATTACCGGCAGCAAGGGTGGTAATTCCAGATGCAGCACCTGCGGCTACAAGAGACGAAACAGCAAGTGGTTGACTGTTTGTAGACCAGCGATCATTTGTTTCATCCCAGACGAACTGAACGTTGGCAGACGTCCCGCGCATGATCTCGAAGCCAGCATTCTCAGTAGGAGGATTAGCTCCAAGATCTGCATTCAGCGTAACAATATTATCACCAACGTCGAGTGTTGTGGTGTTCACGTAAGTTCTTGTACCGGAAACTGTCAGGTTACCCGAGAGTGTAAGATCGGCGATTGATAATGTGGAATTCACATGAATACCAGTCGTATTGACCGTAAGTGTTGGCCCAGCAGTTACTCCAATTGTACCACTAGTTGTAATCGTTCCACCAGAAAGTCCATTAGCCGTGGCGACTGAGGTTACACCTCCACCGGTGGCACCTTGAGCACCTTGAGCGCCTTGAGCACCAGTAACACCTTGAGGTCCAGCAACACCTTGAGCACCAGTTGCGCCAGTTGCGCCTTGAACACCTTGAGCGCCGGCAACACCTTGAGCACCAGTTGCGCCAGTTGCGCCTTGAACACCTTGAGCGCCAGCAACACCTTGAGCACCTTGATCACCCGTTGTGCCTTGAGCACCAGTTGCGCCAGTTGCGCCTTGAACACCTTGAGCGCCAGCAACACCTTGAGCGCCTTGAGCACCCGTTGTGCCTTGAGCACCTTGTGCACCGGTTGCACCTTGAGCACCTTGAGCGCCTTGAGATCCGAGAGTAAGTGAAGCACCATTTAAAGTTGTAACTTGAACAATATCACCAGCAATCGCATTCGATGTAAGCGTTAAGACCGTGGTATTTGTCGTGTTATAGTCAACGGCCGCAATCTGACGCGAACCATTAATGAAGACGCTTTCAAGCCCTAAAGTATATACGAATGTGTTTGATGTGTCGTCTAATCCTGTAAACACCGTGGTATTCGATGTGACAGTAAACGTATAGGTATTCATGGTAGCAGCATTTGCCGTACCGCCTGAGCCCCAATAAACTCCTGTTCCATTCGATGAAAGAACTTGGCCGTTGGATCCAGAAGATCCGTTGGCTACGATCGTAGTGACAGCGAGAGAAGAGAGATTTGAACCAACTTCAAAGATGGCATTCGCAGCATCTGAAGAGAAGACTTTACGGTCAGTTAGGTTGACTGCAAATTCACCGTTATCAATAAAGCCGGAATTTGCTACGTCAGTAGTATTAGCTGTACGACCAGAAATTGTCGTGCGCTTAAATTGAAATTTATTTGCCATTCTCAACCTCTATATAGAGCAACGAAGCGGTTATGTAACCCCTAATATTCTATTTATACAGAAGTATCTTCAGCTTTTTTATTTTTATTTCCAAGCTTTTCAAGATCAACAATTTTTGCTTGAAGACTGGTCATGGTTTTATCGGCCATGACCAGTCTTGTTTCTAGCATGATGTTCTTACTTGTAAGATCATGTACACTCGCGAGTAATCGATTGATGTACTCATTTACAAATTCAGCTTCCATAAATTAGAATGTCCCGCCGTCGAGGGTTGCGTATACAACTGCTGTACCGTTAGACTGAAGCACGAATCCAGTAGAGCCAACAGCTAATTTTCTAAAACCGTTCGAAGAGTTAGCAACTAAAATGTCTTCTGCAGTAACAGTCGCGAGTCCAGTACCACCGCTTGTTCCAGGCAGTGCAGTCGAAAGACTCAATGTATTCGCTGTGATACCAACCGCGAGTGTCGAGTTCGCAGTAAGAGTAACGTTAGTCGCGTTCGAAACCAAACCACCAGAGTTTAGGAATGCTTGTAATGTAGCAGTAGTATAACCGGCTGCTGCAGTGTCTACAGTTGTTGTAGGTTCTGTTTGAGAACCAGCAAAGAGCTTATAAACGCCATCTGTAGCATCACGGAAAAGACCGGTATATTTAGCTCCAGTGGCACCGTATTGACCATAAAGACCGATATCAAGAATGTCGGTTGTTGCGTTTCCGTTTGCAAGCTCGATCAGCGAATCTTGGACTGTCAGGTTGGTAGTATCGATTGTCGAAAGCGTACCGAGAACAGTCAGATTTCCGGAAAGAGAAAGATCTGTAATCGAGAGTGCAGTATTAACATGGAGTCCAGCAGAGTTGACCGTGAGTGTTGAACCAGTGGTAAGGCCAACTGCATCTGCAGTGACATTAATACCGTTAGCAGCACCAACATGAACTCCAGTCGCGTTAGCTGTAAGACCATCACCGCCAACAACGTTGATACCAGCGCCATCAACAGAAATACCGTTAGCAGCTTTGGCAAAGACGCCTGAAGTATTCGATACAATACCGTTGTTTGCTACAACAGCAATCGTGGCTGCACCACCTTCACCAGATGAGGATCCAGAAATACCGTTACCAGCTGTGATAGTAGCAACATAGTCGCCTGATGTACCCGAACCAAGAGCAACGTCGCCTGAAAGTTGCGATGTGGCAATTGAAAGTGCAGCAGCATTGACATAAACGCCCGAGGTATTCGAAACAATCGTACCGTTACCAGATACGACATGCACACCTGTTGCGTTCGAAGCAATACCAGCTCCGGCAACAACAAAAACGCCTGTTGCGTTTGCAGATAGACCGTTATTTGCAATAACGTGTACGCCTGAGGTATTTGAAGCAAGACCGCTATTTGCAACTACAGCAATCGCGTCTGCAGAGACGCTGATACCGTTACCAGCACCAACATCAAGAGTTACCTCGCCAGATGTACCGCCACCAGTAAGACCAGAACCGGCTACGACTGATGTAATATCACCATCTTGAGGTGTTACCCAGTATACAGCTGTTCCGTTCGATGCAAGAACTTGTCCTGCAGTACCATTTGTGCCATTTGCATTAAGAGCAACGTTAGTTCCAATATTGATCTGTGTGGCATTTGCTACGAACGCCGTACCAACACTCACAATCGCTGCGTTCACGGTGCCTGTAGAGAATACACCGGTGGCATTCGCAACAAAAGAATTAGAACCAACGACGAAGTTACCGCCAGAGCCAGCAAGAACGCCGCCGGCAACAGACAGTTTATTATTGGTATTATCAAACGTAAAGTCTGCGTCTCCGGCTAATGCGCCAGAATTATTAAATTGAACTTGTGTATTTGAACCAGATACGCCAGAAGTAGGAGTTTCCCAATAAGCGGCTGTTCCATTTGAACTCAGTACTTGTCCGTTGGTACCCGTCGAACCATTGGCTGTAACTGTTGTCACAACAGCGTTAGCAACAATAATCTTGTCGATACCAGAGGTACCATTCGCAACGAGTGCTTGGTTGGCGGTCAGTATACCAGGATTAAATTTACCGGCAATGGTGATCGAAGCACCATTCGAACCAATAAATAAGTGATCGCCATTTGCTGTAAACGCTAATTCACCGTTAGCTAATGTTGGCGCATCAGCTGTCGTTAACGACCTTTTAATTTGAATTAAATTGTCTGCCATTTGGCTATTCCTTTTAGGTTAAAATGATCCGCCGTCGAGATCTACTGCTAGATCCGCGAATGACAGTTGTCTCACCTCATATTTATCATTTTGAGAATTGTAGATTAATGTAGCGCCATTGGCGGCTTCAACGACGCTGACGTCGAGTATGTTTTCAATACTTCGTATTTCTTGAATTTGATTTTTCAGAGTAATAGGACCAGCAGATGATAATCTGCCGTTGTTATTTGTAATTGTAGCGACTAAACGAGATGCACCTGCCATTATCTTGTAACTCCTGGTGTAACTGTGACGATACCTTCAACAAGACGAGAAACTGTTCCGCTGCCATCAGTCAACTCACAGTCATATACGTATCTTCCGGCTGTAAGGCCATTTGTGGTATTTGCCGACATCGAAAGAGCGACGACGCCAGTCACAGCAGTAATCGAAACTGTAAATGCGGTTTGAGCGGTCGAAGTATAATGCTTACGCATCTGAGCGGCACCTGTAAATCCTGTAAGATTTACGATGTTACCATTTTCATCAGTCACATCAATAGACGTAGCAAATGAAGTGCCTTGATCGATAATGATATTTGCTTTCAGTGCCATTTAATTCTTCCGCTATGTTTATTCAAAACTATAAGATGTTACAGTTATCACCCAATATTTAGTTTCTGCACCATTTGATGCTGATACGTTAAACGTTTGTTCATTGAAACCACCTGTATAAGCTGCTACAAGTTCAATTGATGAAGCACTTCCTCCACTTGCAACACTGGCGTATCCACTAAATCCATCTCCTCCAGTATAAGTCCAAACTACGCTTGAAGAAGCTGTGATAGTATAACCTGCTTGGGAACCATACGCTTCGGCAGTGTCAAAAGTCGGAGATGATATTGTGCCGCCCACGGGACTAAAAGTAACTAAGGCTACATCTGCATACGGACGTATTCCTACATATTGCCACGTAGATCCATTCCACATTTTAACGGCGGCAAAATCTTGGCTCCCGACCCACGACGAGCCGTTCCAATATTTAACAGGTTTAGCAGATAGGAACGTTAGCGGCACTTATTATTCTCCTGGCTTAGATGGCCAAACAACGTCTGCTGCATTTGTATAAGTCTGAGGAAGATCTCTTAAAGTTTGACGATATGTAGCCCAAGCAGTTTTATCTCCAGGCCAATCTGCCATTTGAGTATAGTCAGATAAAGCTAGAAGATTATTTCTTTTCGATCTAATTTGTTCCCAAGTAATTACCACGACTCGATCTTGCAAAACAAGATTTCCTTGTGATAAAACCAATTCTTTATTTTGCATATTCATACCATGGAGAAACTGCTGGTGTTGCTCTGCGGTAATTTCAACAATATCTTGCGGCAATGACGGATACCCAAAATCAGTATCGTAAAAACCTTTTGTTGTTGGGCTGTAGTAAATTGTCATTTTATTAATATCCCATTGCTAACCAGTAACCGGTATGAGAACTTTCATCTCCGTTAAACCAACTGAAACCAGTTGTTGATACACTAAAAATGGTTGCACCTTTAGAAGCCTGTCCAAATACGCCTGTATCTCCTACGCCATTCATCACAGCTCGGGCAACCGCGGTGAACGATGTTGGAAATGATCCAGATCCTGTAGTATTTGGAGTAACAGTTACTGTTCCCCACTGAATAATTGCTCCGTTTGGCAACTTAGTCCATCCATTTGACGAGAGACTTTGTGTATATCCTGTAGTTCCTGCAGTGTCAATCCAGATATCACCAGCCGCTGAAGCAGTAGGTTGAGTCGCTGTTACAAAAACTTGGCCGCCACTTGTAAATCCTGCGGTGACGTGTCTTAGAATAGGCGCGACAGCACCAGATGCACTTCCTTGGGCACCTTGTGGTCCGGTTGCACCTTGAGCACCTGTTATACTTGAACCTGCCGCGCCTTGAGCACCAGTTGCACCTTGTGCTCCGTTTATTCCAGGAGATCCTTGAGGACCAGTTGCACCTTGAGCGCCTTGTAATCCTTGAGCACCTTGAGGACCAGCAACTGAAGATGCTGCACCTTGTGCACCTGTAAGGCCTTGCGGTCCCTGTGGTCCTTGGATACCTTGCAAACCTTGGGCGCCTTGAGGACCGGCAACGGTTGAAGCAGCACCTTGAGCACCAGTTGTTCCTTGCGGTCCCTGAGGTCCGATAATTCCTTGTGCACCTTGTGGTCCCGTCGGTCCTTGAACCGAAGGTCCTTGTGGTCCTTGAGAACCAGTTGTTCCCTGTGGACCCTGGGAACCAGTTATTCCTTGCGCGCCTTGTGGACCAGGAACTGTCGAAGCTGCGCCTTGAGCACCAGTTGGTCCTTGAGAACCGGTAGATCCTTGTGCACCTTGAGCACCAGTTGCACCTTGCGCACCTTGAGGTCCAGCAAGTTGCGTCCACACCAAGTTAGCTGTCGCTCCACTTGATGCAAGGACGAAACCTGTTGTTCCAGCAGATTGTGTAGGTAGAAGGTTATTGATCGATCCGCCTGTACCGCCCCGAGATGTAGGAAGTGTACCGACAGTAATAGCAGATGCATCAACAAATACGCCTGCCGCGTTTACTGTTAAACCAGCATTCGCTACAAAACTAATCGTAGGATTTCCAGAAACGCCGTTGCCGTTTGTTACGCTAATGCCGTTCGTAGAAGCAATCGATACCGTAGTACCTGTTCCTGTACCAGTTCTGACTACGATACCATTCGCCGAGATATTGTATACGGTGTTAGCATTGCTTGCTGTACCAGTATAGAGCGACGAGTTAACGCCTGCTCCACTCGGGAAATTCACCGTATTTGTAACGGTGATATTGTTTGCAAAGACATCAAAGCGAGCAGTCGTAGTACCAAGTGCACCACCGTTTGCATCTGGTCGTAGTGTTCCATAAGATGTCGTATTAAATACGAAAGCATTGAAACGGTTTGAAGTATTACCGAGTGGCTGCTGATCTGCAATCAGAAGAACCCCGCCTTGACCGATGGTAACGTTGGCGTATACAAGAGAACCATTTACTACAAGGTTACCAGATACAACAAACAAGTCGTTTTTAAAGTGCGCGTTGGCTTCTACGTCGACACGATCATAGAAGATCGCGTTGCCAGAAGCAACTAGACCGTTATCAACCTTAAATCTATTATTTGCGCCTGACATATATTACCTTACTTAATGAATTGAGCAACAACTTTTGCAGCCGTGCTAGATCTTGTTTGATTGACATATACTCTTACGTTTGCAGTAGCCACGTTCGCAGAGAAAGTACCAAGTAAGCTGACTCCGGAATTAGCTGCAACAGGTGAAGAAACCGTACCATATGTTGTAAGCTGCGCAGTCGAATTATCATGAGCAAGTAGTACTTCAGAGATCTGTGTATTACCAGCATTTTTCAATTGAATGAGAAGTTTAGCAGTGCTATAGTCTGCCTTTGGATATTCGAAGACAAGAAGATCTGAACCAGTCGTAGCTCCAAGATTTCCGTTTGCAAAGATATCAACTACGTGCTCAGTCTTGAAAGTCACGATGTTTGCATGTGTAGCAGGACCAGTCACTGCGAGCGTATTCGCTAGAGCAGTTGCTCCTGTTACTCCAAGAGTACTCGAAAGCGTTGTAGCTCCAGTTACAGTGAGCGTATTCGAAAGATTCGTATTTCCTGTAACCGTCAGCGTATTTGCAAGAGCAACGTTCGAACTGACTGTCGCAGCACCTACAACAACAAGATGGCTTGTCGGCGTAATGGTAAGATTCGCAGATGCAGTGATCGATCCATTACCAATCGCCGTATTAAACGTTGCATTCCCAACAAGAACCGTAGTAGCATTTGCAACGACATTCGCTCCGACTGCAACAACTGTTTGGTTAGCAGTAACAATACCTGCAAAGAATCCTGTCGGTGTAACGTTAGATGTCGACGTTGAGTTGACAATGCTAACAATTCGAGTATTCGCTAAAACGGTATTACTACCTTCTGCGGTGAAGAATCGAAGCGATGTTAACTCAGAAGCGTTAAGCGTATTACCTACAAATACTCCGCTACTATTTGCTACAACGTTACCAATCGCACCTGTTCCAGTGATTTGCACTGTACCACCATTGGTAGCATTTGCCGTGACGTTTGCGCCGAGCGAGATCTGAATAGTATTGGCAGTAAAGATGCCAGTTTTAAATGCGTTCGGTTCGATGTTTGCAGTGGCACTCGAGTTAGCGATGCTAATGATTCGAGTATTTGCAAGAGTGGTGTTTGAACCTTCAGATGCAAGGAAACGAACTGATGTGACTTGTGAAGAGTTTAAAGTATTACCTACATGCAGGCCACTACTATTTGCAACCGTATTGCCGACCGTACCAGTTCCTGTTACTTGGATCGTGCCGCCGTTGGTAGCATTCGCAGTGACATTGGCACCAAGTGAAACTTGAATGGTGTTAGCTGTAAAGATGCCTGTCTTGAAACTGATAGGATCAATATTTGCAGATGATGTTGTATTGGCAATGCTAATGATCTGATTGTTTGCGAGTACGGTATTGCTACCTTCTGCGGCAAAGAATCGAACACTCGTCATCTGACTGTTCGTAACAGTATTGCCTACATATAGGCCGCTGCTATTTGATACACTGTTACCTACTGCTCCGGATCCTGTGACTTGGATCGTACCACCATTCGTGGCATTAGCAGTGACATTGGCACCTAATGTAATCTGAATCGTGTTCGCTACAAACAATCCAGTGCTAAAGCTAATTGGATTCATCGTAGCAGTGTTAGTGCTATTCGCGGCAACAACTGCGAATGCAGTTGCTGTTGTATTCGTGGTCGAGTTCGACTGAATCGTCAGCTTCGTTGTGTTAGCGACAAGGTTTGCACCAGTCAAACCAGCATGTAGACCGTACTGCCACATGAATGTGTTCGAAGAACCATTGGCAACTTCCAGACGAATTTCGGTCGATGTCACGTTGCTCAGAACAGTGTTCGTACTGATCATGAGATTCGCAAACGAACCGTTGACGTTTCCGCCTTTCATCCAGTTTGTTACGACGAGATTATTAGCCCCGAATGTTCCGTATAGCTGAGCTGTTCTTGGAAACGCAGTGTTACCCGTGTTTGCATACGTGCTATTTGCAGTGATGATTTCTGTCGAAAGCGCGTGAAGAAGTTCATTGGTCTCGAGGAGCCAAACCTCGAACGAGTCGGTAATTACATCAACATTAGCTACTGGTCTTGACATTAATTTCTTCCATTCACTACTTGTAAGAGTAGAGTTTTAATTTCTTTGAGATCGTCTTCGACTGCACTGATTCTATTCGATAGCTCTTTGCTATTCTTCGCTTTCGATCTCTCTGCTACAAACTTTGCATAAGATGCATCGTCTGTATTTATGAAAGCTCCAGTAGAAGTATCTTTCATGAATCCATCAGTTTCAGTCTTGACTAACATTATGCGGAAACTCCGATAACCTGAATAGCCTCTACCTTTGGAACAATG